ATTTAGTCTTTCCAACCCCGGAGTTTACTCCACAACACCAACAACAACAACAACAACAACCAACAACCAACCCCCTATGACCCGTCATCAAAGCCACCGTTCCGCTAACCGGAACGCGGCCGCGATGGCGGGGGCAAAGCCAGGACAATCGCAGCCCATCGCGGTGTCCACCCCGACAAACGAAGATCGTTCAGTATGGGAACTAGAGGGCAGACTTACTCAGGTGCAGGAGCGTGATGTAGAGTGGAAGGTCAAAGTCGACATTGCTGACCGCGATGCCGTCGACTACGACCTTATTAACGACCCAATCAACCAATTGGGCCCACTCCATTCCGTTTGCGTACCCATTGTCACGCATAATGATCCGGCTTCGTACACAGCCGCCGTGAACAAACGTAGTAATTTTCTGCAAGCCAAAGCCGACGATGACGTCGGTGATGCCGAATTCGCCGAATCTATCAAGATTCTGGATGAACTAGTCAGGCTTTATGACATGTGGGAGGAGAATGACGCAGACCGCGAGAGGTGGCTGGCGAAGTTCGACGATACTAAGCGCGCTGCTATGGTGGCCGCTTGGGAATCAGTCGATCGCCACACTCTTAAGGATCTGAGAAGCAAGACGGGTTCCGTCAAAATCGAGGCCTTACATGGCAAACGATTTGACAAGACCGCCGCTGGCAGGATTATCTATGCCGGTTCCGACGTTTTCAACGCCGTTACCGGTCCTGCCCAGATGGTGATGATGGAACGCACTGTCGCGCTTCTCGGTTCTAGCGGACCGAATGGCCCTACCAAACTTGGGGACATCGAGGTGATGCTCGGCTACAAAACTGATGACATCGCCTGCGCCGCCTTTATCAAAGATCCCCGGTACACGGAGATCGTGGAAGGTGATTTCTCCCGCAACGACCGCGAGCAACGAAGCCGCGTCGCGCACATCATCGACAAAGTGTGCGAAGTCATTTCAATGCCGGTCTGGTACCGTCAACTGCTTCTGGATCTTGAGACTTACACCCTGTCCAACCCAGAATTCGGTATCCGTGTGCACCTCATGTTTCAACTCGCTACAGGCACAACAAACACCACCTTCCGGAACTCATGGTACAATGCAACCATGTTCGCCGTTATCTGCCGCCGTCAAAAGCGTTCTGGTAAGGCGTTAGTTCTGGGAGATGATTTGTTAGCCGCCCTCAACAAGCGACTGAACCTATCTTCATGGGTTGACGACGTGGCCAAGTTCAAAATGGTTTTAAAAGCCAAGGCCCCGTTGTTAAATGGTGAAGCCACTTTCTTATCGAGGAGAATCTTCGCAGATGTCGAAACTCCCTTCATGATACCGTTACTAGGCAAAATGCTGGTACGGTTCAATGCTCGCGCGAATCAGAATGCCGCCCTGTCGGACTCAGCAGCGATGGCAGCCAAAGCGTTATCTTACGCCTTTGGTTGCAAGAACTGCCATGTCCTTCGCGACATTTTCCTTAAGCGCGTCGAGCTTGAAGGAGGAACAGATAGTTTTGACGTCACCGAACTTGGGTGGATGGCGAGAAGTAACGGTTATACCGTGGACGACCTCCGCAGACGCGTCGAGGAAGCCCCTAACCTAGTCGATGATGATGAATTTTCGTTCTGGTGCTCAGAACTTTACGACCTTGACATTGTCGAGGTCGTGGAGTTGTTTGAACAGACGATTTTGTCCACATCACCTGACATCTTGACCAACCCCAATATCGAGAAGATGGCACGAGATTATGAATGATCGCAAGGAGGACTCAGCATGAGATCCCTCTTGCAGGTCTGATCTCGGTCCCTCGAGGACAGTGGGCGCTTGCCCCGAAAAAAACAACCGAA